GAATTCAATGTAATAATGTTGTCAAACAAGTTGGTATCGGTTGAGTTAATAGTAGTCTGTGTCCCGAACACTGTCAAGTTACCGTGAACTGTAAACTCAGCATCATTACGTGACAATGCACCAATGGTAACTTGAGTGCTTACACCGGGTTGAGCCTCGATTTTGTATGGGCCAGATACTTTTTTAACTATGTTTGCCATATTTTTCCACCTATCTTGTATTTAGTCTCGCGAAGAAAAGATAGAAAAAGGCAGTGAAATACTGCCTTTAACGTGAGTACTGAGTAATCTCAATTAAACTTCAACATCGCCTTCAAGGTTAGTAGCGCCAGTTAAAGGCACATCGTCAGCAGTTCCAGGGATCAAGTCAGGTCCCGGATCAGTTACACCAGCTTCTTCAACTTGAACAGCACCATCTGTAGTAGAAGTGCTGAAGTTCCACGGAAATGATCCGTCTACTGTAGTAATTTTATTTGCTGTGATTTTTAGCACTTGTTTAACGACGCCAGCATCAGTTTTAACTGACACGGACATTTCGCCAGGCAACAATGCGATAGCTGCTTTGTTAACCAAAATGCATACTGCTTGAACACCAGCTTTATCTTGACACAAATAGCGGCGAGAGCCTTTTTGTGCTACGATGAAACCTGGCTTTGAAGCTGTTCCATTGTTAAACTGAACTTTAATATTATCGGCTGCTGTGCTTCCAAAAAATGATTTTTTTAGTGGTCTTCCCATTTTATTTTCTCCTTATGTAGCGTTCCAGGCTCTACGCAGAATGGGCCTGCATAATAGTTTACTTGAACATAGTTATTTATCTATTATTTGATTGTTCACCCATTTAACTGACTTTAGTATAGGGCTGGGCTCAAAAAATTTACACATTAGATTCCACATGCTGTAGGCAACACTATATTGCCATCGCATACCAGAATGGGCGTTGTCCCTTGCATAAGTTAGAGAAGTTAGTGCTTTGGCATACTCTGTCGGGAGAAACGTAGTGATATTATCATCGGTGCCGAACATTGCTACATGCCCACTGTGAATTTCTGGAAAATGAGCACAAACTTTACTTCCGTCTAGTTCCAAATACCCAAGAACTATTTCCGAATGATATTTTTGAGCTACTGACTGAATAAGTGCCATAGACATATAACTTTGGTGAAACGCATAAGTATCATCAACAAAAATTCTATCTAATTTCAAATTTTCAACAGATGTATTTTGCCAATTTGGTACCCACATAATATGTCTATCATCAGCATACGAGAACTCCCTACGGTAAAAACTGCTAACTAAATATACAATATATGTTGGTTTAATTTTATCTATTTGTTCATACAGGTATCTTGATTGTGTATCTATACCTGACCCACCGATAGCTATTGAAAATAAAGGTATCTTTTTATTTTCGTTACCAGGAATTGATTTTATTTTTTCAATAATCATCGTTGGCCACGTTTGGTCAACCGGTAATCCAATGCCTTCAGTAAAACTGCATCCCAAAAATAAAATTGATATATCTGCTTCGTCTGAGAATTCATCAGATCTAAATCCATCAGAATTGAATTTATATTCGATCTCAGTTTTTGAATAATTTGGCTGCCCGTCATTTAATGGTTTCCAAGTGTCTTCATAATCTGATGGGCACCATAGGTGTGTTTGGTTTGCTCGTTGTTTTAAGTTATAATTAAATTCTGGTTTCATCCTATTATTTATATTTTCTGTTTGCAGTTATCTCCGTGCCAACGTGTATACATATTACATGCAATTTCTTTTCCACAATGTGGGCAAAGTTTCTTTTCTCGCTTCAACCCACGTGCCTTAACGGATGCTCCACGTTTCTTTTTTTCTTCTTCTGTTTGCTTGCGTCCACGTAATTTGTCCCCTATTTTTTTACGAGATTCATTTGACAATGTTTTTCCGAACATACCGTTGCGATCGCCTTGCCTCGCTTCCTTAATTTTATCTAGCCATTCTTGTGTAAACGGGGCTCGTTTTTTACCAATCTTACTTTGGCGAACTTTCTCACATTGTTCTGGTGTTAGTTTACTTCCAGTATTCATTTTAGATATATATGCTGCCTGTTCTTCACGTAATTTTGCATACACTCTCCCAGTTATTTTTGTGTTATATCGCTGCTGGGTGGGGCTTTCACTACGCATCATCATAAGTGCATTGACCATTTTTCCTCTGTTCTCACCAGTATGGATTTTAGTAAGTAGCCAATGGCAAATGAAATGCTGCTGGCCAGATACATCAACGAGATTTGATTTTTCATCAGATCCACCAAGGCATCTAGGTAATATATGATGTGACTCTGTATAACCAGAAAAGGGATATGCCCTAGCGTGCGCTATTATCGCATAATATAGTTTTTCGTATTTGTTCATAATATACTTCTATTGTATATTATTTATCCTATATTAGTCAACTCTAAATATTATTTTTGTTCAAAGAAAAAGGACCGAAGTCCTTTTTCTTGCTAACCGTTTTCCTTGACTTTTTAGATCACTGGAAACTCAGGTTCTGCATTTGGATTTCTCCCAAATAGTCGCCGGCGTTCCCCAATGAAGATGCGGTGTTGGTTAATTCGACATATCCATAACGAGTCAAGAAACCAACCACTGGTTCGAATGTTGCTGGATCAAGAACAACACCAGAGGACATCAACGGAACGTATGGGCAGTAGAACGCTGCAGCATCAGATTCGCTAGTACCTTTGTATCCAACCAAGATTGGAGTGGTATCAGCTGCATAGCTGTCAACATACACTTTCATTGCGCTGTTCAATGTACCAACAAACTTGGTGTTTGTAGGTGCTTCAAATGTTCCTTCTGTTGTACGTGCAAAAGCAGAGGTAGTAGCAGATTGCAACACTGTCAAAGCAGCAGGAGACACCACAGCCCAGTTACCAGCACCACGACGTGTGCGTTGAGCGATCTTGTTAGCTACACGGTTGATCAACACTGCCAATGCGGCGTGCTCATCACCCACAAACGTAGCTGTACCAGACACTGTAGCTTGGTTGTAAGTTTCTTCAGTTGCTGACAAGGCTCGCAACGAACCCAAGATTTCTTGGTCGATTTCAACCGTAATTTCTTGAGCCAAAGCAGCCATAATTTCTGCTTCAACATCGAGACCATGCATAGCTTGAGCATCTTGTGCTGCTTCAAAAGTCCAACGAGCGCTTAACTTGCGGGATTTTGCTTCAACAACTTGTTTCAAGATTTGCACGTTGATCTTGCGACCAGGTACGCCTTCAAGAGCAGCGGTGCTATCAGCACGACCAGTAGCTGCACTACCTGAGTAAGCAACAGCAATCTTGAATGGGCTCAACATTTCATCGCCAGCTGTAGCACTAGTGCCATAGCCAGAACCATCAGCCATGTTGTCTGCATAACGCACACGCAAAGTATGAATTTGAGCAACTGGGCCTGTCATTGGCTGAACACCAACGATTTCATTAGCGATAACTGTCGGCATAACACGACGAATCACTGGGAGGATAACGCGGTTCAGAGTGGAAATGTTTGCAGCTTGCGTACCACCAGCTGTTGCATTTTCATTCAAACTTCTGCGGGTATTTTCCAAAATAACACCCATTGTTGAACGACGTGAACCTTGCAAACCTTCTAACAGGGCCTCCTTGGTTTCGCCCCAACGGCTTTCTAATAGATTTTGTGACATGATTTTTTTCCTTTGTATTAATCTAGTTTTTACTTCAGCCCTGCTAACCGTTTGAGTTCAAAAACATTATCTGTTTCATCCTTCAAAACTGGTTTCACAGTTTTATCGCCCGTCATTGCTACACGACCTTCACTTAACACCTTAGCTTGAGGCTTTGATGCGCTGCTGTTGTTAGTAAGCACTGCTGGTAGATACTTGTCATATACAGAACGCAGTTTCTCGGTCTGTACATTCTCAAGAAGATCTGACATCACCGTAGCTTTGTCTTTGTTAAGCGGTTGCAACAGTTCGGCTAAAACTTGTTTACGCTTAACGCTTTCTTGAATAATCCTAATTTCACGGTTTTTAGATTCAACTAACTGTGTCTTTGCAGATGCTGCTTTTTTAGCTTCTTCGAGTTGTCGAGTTTTAGCTTTCACTAAAGATGTCAGCTTGGCAATTTCCTTGTTCTCATTTAAGTGAGTAACAGTGAATTCGCTAGCAAACGCTTCAAACAATCTTCGTCCAAACATATTTTCGCGAGCAACTTGAATATCTTCTTTCAGTTGACCTAACTCTGACTTCAAACCTGTGGTAATTGATTCTTTTACTAGCTGTGCGCTGCGAGCAACGAACGCTTTTTGCATTTCTGCCATTTTTTGTTTGGCACCGGCAATTAGGCGAACTTTTGTCTCGACAACTGCTTGCTTGTCTTTAGAAAACTCTGAAATTTCTTCAGACAACTGACGCATTACGAAACCTTCCAGTCTCTTAACGCTCTCAGTTTGTACTTTACGATCTTTCCGTAGTTCTTTAATTTCTTCAGCTAATTTCTCAACCATGAAATCATTGAACCGTTTACTTGACTCACGCACGTTCTGATTGAACTTAACGCGGTCTGCTGCAAGAGCTTTCTTTTCTTCCCTGAATTCAACGATTTCTTGTTGCAGGGATTCAGTTACCATTGTGTCTAAAGCTTCAACCATTACACTTTTATCGTGTTCATAGCGGCGAGCGAATTCCTCACGCAATTCACTACGGGCTAGCTCTTTGGCTTCAGCAAGCTGAGCCTCCCATGCTTCCGTAATGGCTTGACGTGTATCTTCGTTTATAATGCCGCCATCAATGAGTGGTTTGATCGCATTTAACATAACGTCTCCTTGTTAACTTCCCAAGTTCCATGGGATTCCTTCTTTTTTAGCAGTTGCATTGTGCTTTTGCTAAAACTGGTTAATGTTACTTTACTCATTTAAGTTTCATGTCCTTGATAAGTCTAATAACAGATTCTTTTAAATATTTCTGCGCTCTAGTGTCACCAGCTATCTCCATTACTTTATGACCATGACGCATGTTCATGAGTGACTCGTAAATAGCTTTTGGATAGGCTTGAGGTGCGCTAGGTTGTGCTACTACGTCAACAGTAATGATTTCAAAATCACTAACATGACCGTTTGCTTCGTTAACGTTACCGCTTCCTCTGCTTGACACCCCTAACTTAACTCCGTTTTCCAGCATAGTTTTAACTAGCTGGCCCATTGGAGTAGGCAATATTTTTAAAGTTCCAAACCCGTTTGGCCCGTCCATGTACATTTCTGTAATCATATGGCTTACACGGTCTAGGTTAATTTTAAGATCATCTGGATGGTCAACTTCTCCCAACACACTGTATCCGCCCTTCACTTGTTCCATGATGGTTCCAACAGCTTTGCTGATTTCATGAACAGGGTAAACACGTTGATTTGCGTTTTTTACCCCGCCTTGAATGAAGATACCCTTCATCTTGAGAGATTTTCCACCCTTGCCGTCGT